GATCGGTTAGGATCCCTCGCGCTGCGAGGGCTTCGGCCACCTGTGGGGAACTGTTGAAGTTGCGCAGACCGTATTCCTGTGCTATCTTCGTGTAGTCCTGCTCCCGCTCCAACAGCTCGAACGCCAACTTGGTGCTGTACTCAGCATCCAACAGGAAGCCTCTGGCGTCCATGAAGGCAGCGATCTTGGCCACCTTGTGCTCAAACACCAGCAGGTCCGGATACTCGACCATAGCTTGACGACCGATTGCCTGCCACAGCTTCGCTGTGACGATCGCATCATTGCCAGCATACCAGAGGTACGTCTCGTTGTCGATCGGCATGGTCGCGAACAGCTGTGACATCGGTGTTGACTTGGGGATGACGCCGGCAGTCCTGAGCTTCAAGAACTCCTCGCGCAAGGACACTGTCAACTTCTTGTCACCAGGCAGGTAGTGTGCTGTGAGTGCGTCCAGGCTGTGACCGATGCCCCCGTCTTCACGTCCACGAGGATCAAGCAGGTGTGAGGCGATCTTGGTGCACCTTGTCAACGTCCACAGCTGTTCTGCATCGAGCCCCAAGAGCTTGGCAAGAACCTGAATGTCGTAGCTTGCGTGGTGCATGATGAGGCGCTTGCGCGCCTTCATGATGAAGGTGTTGATGAAGTTGACGAGGCCGGCCGGCTGGAACTTCCCGACCTGCACGACGTAGGCCTCTTCGGGCGTACCGAATTGGATCAGGCGGAGAGCGAAGCTCTCCGAGTAGATGTCGAGACCTGTGGTCTCCGTGTCGAGGGACACGGTTTGCTTCCGTCGCAACCACTCACCAAGAGTGAGCAAGTCGTCCATGTGCTCGACCACGTGAATGCTACCGATGTGCCTCATGAGAGGAAGGTAGCGCGCCTTAAGGCGCGTCCAAGAGAGGTTTTAGCGTAGAGCTAAGGCGCGCCCCAAGCTAAGCTGCGTTTAAGACGCAGCTGTACATTCACAACCACGGAAGTCATTGTACTCGGTTGCCCGAGACGTGTCAAGTGAAATCGGTGTGACGTTCGTCACACTGTCCTGTCTCCTTGTCGACAAAGCAGCATCTTGACACCGTGATCAGTGCAGACTAGAGTTGGTGTATGGACAAGCAATTCGCCAGCTACAGGGCTTCTGAACTGGAGCTTCTCTCTCAAGGTCGGTATAAGGAATGGTTCTGGGCCGGCCTCGATCATGCCGCGATCGTCTTCCTTCGCACAGGGGTGCGTGATCAGGCCAAAAAGGCCTGTGGTCGCTGTGGTGAGGTGTTTCTGCGTGTCCAGATGCATGTGGCCAACGACGGCTTCCGCTGCCACGGATGCTGGCTCAACAACAACAAGCAGGCCGGCAAGTGGAACGACCGCACCGGTTCCGGGTGGATGAAAGATGGTGCCTGCGTCGGTGCCGACACGGAGATCTTCTTCCCGCAGAACCGTAACATCGCTGCTCAGCCGGATGCGCCATGGCGTGCGTATTGCTCTGTGTGTACGGTGACCGGTACCTGTAAACTGTACGCAGCGGACTCCAGCTCCGGTGGTGTGTGGGGTGGGGAGTACCTGAAGACGGCCGGCGACTTCGATGTGGTGGAAGGTGGCACAGGCAAGATAGGTCGTCCGAGCACCAAGCCAGTCATTCCGTGCCGTTGCTCCAAAGATGTTCACGACCTCTTGACCGAAGACGATCTGGACAAGCGTGGTTGGTGCCGGCGCTGTGCAAACGAACGTTCCCGTCTCTACGCGCTCCGAAAGAAGAATGCCAAATGATCGAGTTCGTTCCCAAGCACGCGTCACACAGCGCCATCAACAGCTTCATGAGGTGTGGTAAGGCCTTCGAGCTGGAGAGGATCCGGAAGTTCCCACAGGCACCGGCCTGGTTCCTGATCGCCGGCAAGGCTGTGCACAAGGCAACCGAGTGGTGGGACAATGGCGACTTCGCTACCGAGACACCCTCCCAGCTGTTCCTTCGAGCCTTCCATGAGGAGATCGACCGGGAGAAGCTGGCTTGGCCTGATCAAGACTCATGGCGCACCCCTGGTTGGGGTGCGAAGAACCAGCGTTACGAACACTGGTCGGTGAAGGGACAGGACTATGTGGAGATGTGGGCGCAGACGGCATTTCCGGGCACTCTCGTAGGTCGCGAACTGGACCTCACCACCGTACTGCCCTCAGGTCTGGTAGTCAAGGCCTACGCCGATGTGGTCTTCAACACGGCCTTCGGGGAGTACCTGATCTGGGACCTCAAGACGGGCTCGAAGAGGCCGGACAGCGATCAGCAGCTAGGAATCTACACGGCCCTGTACAAGCACCACAACCCCAAGGCCAAGGTCGTCAAGGCAGCCACCTTCATGTTCAAGGACTGGGAGGCGTACGAGATGGAAGTGGACCACTGGACCTTGCACACGGTCGATGAGATCGGGCAGCAGTGGATGAAGGCTGTGAAGGCCGGCGTGTTCCTGCCCAACCGAGGCTCCTTCTGTACCGGCTGCGGTGTCAGTGAGGCCTGCTACCTACAATCGGGCGACACGCCCGTGACACGTCTGTACGACGTGCTCAACCCCAACTACGAAGGAGTCTGATCATGGACGAGTCCATCCCGTTCGGTCGAATTGTCGCCTATGCCTTCAGCGTCGTTGTTGGCCTGGTCGTGCTCATCATGAGTCTCATGGCCGGCTTCGGTGCCTACCACCGCTGGAGTGCGGTACAGAGTGCCAACAACGAAGCACACGTCGCAAGGATCCACGCGGCCAACCAGACACAAGTCAACGAACTCCTGATCAGCGCCAACCAACAGCAGGTGAAGATTCACGAACAGCAGGCTCAGATTCGCCTGGCGGATGCTGTCGGCATCCGTGAAGCTCAGGACAAGATCAGTCAGACGCTGACACCGCTGTACGTGCAGTTCGAGATGGTGGACGCCCTCAAGCAGATGGCTGCTTCCGGTAAGAACAACACGGTGGTCTACATCCCGACCGGTGCCAACGGCATCCCGTTGATCGCCAATGCCAACCCCAACCAAGTCACTACTCCGTAGGAGAACACATGCTCGATGACGTCTGGAATGAAGAGAACACCACGAAGGATGTGCCGGTGAAGTCTGACCGCGACCGAGTCACTGTCACCATGAAGGGTGGAGCCGGCTTCGATGCTCCCTGGATCGTGCTTCACGCGGATTCGGTGACGGAAGTTGAGACGCTCTTGGAAGAGATCGACTCCTACGGGCTGTGCGGGCAGGTTGCCAAGACGTCCGCCTGGTTCCAGTCCACCATTGGCCCCAAGGCAGGCTCCAACAGCTTCTCTGCGGGCCCCGCACGGCCGTCCTGGGGTGGGAACAGCAAGCCTGCTCCGCAGGCTCCACACGGAGCTCCTACGGCCTCTTGTCCGCAGCACGGGACCGGCCTCGTTTACAACGAGCCCTTCTCTTCCAACGGCAAGCAGATCAGCGGACGTCTGGCCTGCCCGGAGCGCGGATGCCGCGCCATCACCATCTGGCACAACAAGGACGGATCATGGAAGCAGCAGTGATCTCTGAATGAGTTTCAAGCTGGCGCGCGTCCTGCGCAGGGGGGTCAGCTCGGGCGAGGCACTGCCCTCGGTGTACTGGTCGCTGAAGAACCGTGGCATCCAGTTCTACCGTGGCAGTGTCACACTGGTCGCCGGCACCCCCGGCTCGATGAAGACGATGTTCCTGCTCAACCTCGTGGACGAACTGAAGCTCCCGACGCTCTACATCAGCAACGACAGCAACGAGCTCACTGTGATCAGCCGCATGCTGGCCAGGCGGACCCGTATAGACTCCTCGATGATGCGAGAGCAGGCCAAGCTTGATCCGGACTGGGCTGAGCGTGTGCTCAGCGATATGGAGTGGGTCCGCTGGAACTTCAGTGCCTCGCCTACGCTGGAGGAGATCGAAGAGGAGATAGAGGCGTTCGAGGAACTGTGGGGCGATATGCCCCACGTGGTCGTGGTTGACGTACTCATGAAGGTGGACTATGCAGAAGCAGGCAGCAGCACGTACGTCACAGACGAGAACATTGTGCGTTTTCTTGATCGTTTTGCGCGCCAGTCTGGAGCTTGCTTCCTTGTGGCAGCTCACACCTCGGAGAATGTTCCGGGCAATCCGTGCCAGCCGCTCAGCGCCCTCATCAACAAGATCAGCAAAATCCCGGTGATGGTTCTGACACTGGCGTATCAGGCGGGCGTTCTCTATGTGGCTCCCGTGAAGAACCGCGATGGTTTCGCAGATTCCACCGGCCGGCAGTACATAACATTCCTGATAGACCCGAGCATTGCAACACTGGAGGAGACAGATGGCTAGGAACATGGGCGAGGACACGGAATATCTCTGGCGGGGGGTTTTCGTGCAGCATCGAGAGTACGGTGATGTTCGCAGCGTCTACGGCCCCTACGAGCGAAAGCAGGATGCAGCCGGCATGTTGACCCGAATGGGTCGCTGGCACCGGGACGTCGTGGAGAAGCGCATTGAGCGAACTCCTGTCAACTGGGAGCCGGTGGAGTGAGTGACGCAAAGCGAGTCGGAAGCCTGTTCGAAACGGGAGTGCTGGCATTCCTACGAGAACGAGGTGTTCACTCAGAGCGTCTTGCTGCTCGTGGATCGTTGGACGAGGGAGATGTTGTCACAGAGGTTGCCGGTAGAGAGTATATCCTTGAACTCAAGGCTCGAAGGGATCGAAACTCGTCTCTCAACCTTGGAAGCTGGCTCGATGAAGCCAGCCGCGAAGCCGAACACTATGGAAAAGCCCGAGGTCTTGCGGTCAACCCGTGTTCGGCCCTGGTAGTGAAGAGGCCAGGTAAGTCAATCGGACAAGCATTCGTGATCACCACACTGGAGGACTGGATCAATGCCTGAGAAGATCGTGTTCGATGAGCCTTTCGACTTCGGTACCGTTGCCGGCCACTTCTACGTGCAGGAGTTCCACAACAGCGAGGGAGCCACCTTCGACCGCAAGGACTGGAAGATAGAGGTTGCTCTCGTGCCTCGGCACGAGGCGTTCAAGGCTGGCGACATCGTCTATCTGACCTGCGGTAGGCACACGGTCTACAACATCTACCACATCGAGGGTGACTTCGCCTGGCTCCAGGACACAGCCAAGAACTTCCCGCCGGCCACTGTCAGCCTGGTAGATCTGCGCCGTGCTCCAAGCACAACCTGAGAAGCGCTTCAAGATCGCAGCAATCCTTGACGACCTCGGTCTTGACACCAGCAGCGGTCCAGGCAGTATCCTGTGCGTCTTCCACGGTGAGAGCCGGCCTTCGGGTTGGTGGAACGAATACTACTTCAAATGCATGGCTTGCCCCGTGAGGGGCGATGCCGTGGGACTACTTCACCGACAGGGAGGGCTGAACTGGGATGCGGCTTACGCCAGAGCAAAGGAACTTGCTGGAGAGCCAGACGGCCCGCTATCAGGCCAACGTGCACCAGGCAGCAGAGTATCTGGCGGGCCGAGGGTTTTCCGAGGCCTCCATAGAAACCGCGAGACTGGGAGTGGTCGATGAACCCCTTGAAGGCGATCCCTACGCAGCAGGTAAGCGTCTGTGCATCCCCTACCTCACAAAATCCGGGGTTGTGCAGCTTCGTTTCCGATGCCTCCGGGAACACGATCATCGTGAGACATCCTGTCCCAAATACGTTGGAGGAACTGGCGTCGCTCCTCGGCTGTACGGTGTTGGATGCCTTGTGTCAGCTGGAACCGCAATTTGCGTCACCGAAGGCGAGCTGGATGCTCTCACTCTCCATCAACTTGGCTATCCGGCCGTTGGAATCCCTGGAGCACAGTCCTGGAAGCGACACTGGAACAGACTCTTCGAGGATTTCAGCCAGGTCTTCGTCTTCTGCGACGGTGATGAGGCCGGAAGAGGGTTCAGAGCATCTGTCCTGGCTGAGGTCTCTTCGGGACAAGCGATCATGATGGAGGACAGGGAAGACGTCAACTCGATGTTCGTCAAGGAAGGGCGTGACTATTTTGATCGGATCCTACGGTGACTTCCTGGCTTTCACAGACCATATCATGGACATCCCTCAGACGGACCGTCTGAGCCAGGAGTGGTGGGAGCTTGTGGCGCATCGCGCCGTGGCTTTCTTCGGCAACAACAAGGAAGAATTCACTTCATGGGTGAACAGCTCGTACGGAAGTGATGAGAACAGATTCCTGGCTAGCGTCTGCTGGGACATCGTCAGATTGGGTGGTGCTGAATGACTACAATGGCTGTACCTGAAGAGCTCGTGGAAGACCTCAACTTCATGCTCCCGATGGGCTATACACAGCCGGCTCTCTTCGAGCTGGCTTCCGATGAGGAGTGCCTGATGCCCGGTTGCGTGTGCTCGACGGAGGAAGACTGTGACTAGCCGGCCGAAGTTCTCTTTCGTGGCTGCCGATCCGGCGGACGGGCGGTGGTCTTTGACCTTGAAGGTGGAGCACGGGGGCAAGGAAGTCTCCTGGAAGGTCAAGTACCGCATCACCAACAGCGAACTGGCCGAAATGTTCCGCGACATCGCAGACCAGCTAGCACCAGATGCCCCAGGAAGGCCCCTGAGAGCCACGCTAAGCCCCTCGCAGCCCTCCGAGGTACAGGAACCTACCGAGCTCTCTGAGAGCGCCTCTAAGGCGCTCCTGGCTGCTAAGGCAAATTCCTCTCGCCTGAACGGCGGAAGCTGGTATACTGGAAACGACAGCGACGAACTTCCGTTCGTCAAACCACTCAACGCGAAGGACGACGACTGATGGCTATCCGCTGGAACACGATGCGTGAGCTTGGAATTCTGGCTGCGGTCTACGTGTCCGTGGCTTCGGTGACTGTCATCGTGGTGATGGTGAGCCGGCTTCGATGAGGAACATATGAAAGTACTGACGCTCGACCTGGAGACGACACCCAACCTGGCACACGTCTGGCAGCTCTGGGGACAACAGAACATCGGCCTGAATCAACTCATTGAGTCTTCCGAATTGCTCTGCGCTGCGGCCAAGTGGCACGGTGGTGATGAGATCATGTTCGTCAAGGGCCCTTCGTACGACCTCACCGGCGTTGACAAGCTCCATGCGTGGGTCAGCGAAGCTGACGCCATCGTGACGTGGAACGGTGACAAGTTCGATATCCCCCACCTCAACCGCGAGTTCATCGAGCACGGCTTTGCCGTGCCTCCTCCAGTGGCATCCATCGACCTGCTGAAGACCGCGCGCAAGGTGTTCCGGTTCCCTTCGAACAAGCTGGACTATGTCGCCGGCAGACTTCTCGGCGTGAACAAGCACAAGCACACTGGTCATCAGTTGTGGGTTGACTGCATGGCGAATGACGCCAGCGCTTGGGATCTCATGGAGACCTACAACAAGACCGACGTACGCATCACTGAACAACTCTACGACAAGCTCTTGCCTTGGATCACTACACACCCCAACGTCCGTCTGTACAACGGCATGACCGGCTGTCCTCGCTGCGGCTCGGAACGTCTGCACAAGCGCGGTTACAAGACTCGTGGCCTGTCGATCTACCAGCAGTACCAGTGTCAGGCATGCGGGGGGTGGTTCCGTGATACAAAGCGCATCGATGGAAGCTCCATCTGCTGACGACGCCCCAGACCTCTGGGGCGATGATGATATTGCGAAGATTGTCCAGTCTGCTGCTCGTAGGGCTAGAGGCCGCTTCAGCGGTTACATCAGCTTGGAAGACACCATACAGGAAGGCTGGCTGGCGGTCTACACGACGAAGAAGCTAGCAGAGTGGCAGGGTCAGGGTCAAGAGGGCAGGAACAGGCTCTACCGGTTGGTGCTGAAGTCGTGCGCGCTCTACGGTCACCGCGAGAAGGCTGCCAAGATCGGCTACAAGTACGGCGACCTTTTCTTCTACGGTATCATGGTGATGCGCAAGATCCTGCCGGCTGTGCTCGACTCGTACGAGGATCAGGACCCCTATGAGGACTTCAGTGACCGTAGCCTGTGGATGGATGTGAACGTGGCTTTGGCCACGCTGACCGAGGCTGAGTATCAGATCATCTGGTGGGCGTTCCACGGGGATCCTGAGGAGTCGGAGGGTTACGCCAATGTCGCCGGCCATTTGGGGCTATCTGCTGATGCAGCTCGCCAGCGGGTCAATCGAATACTTCGGCGCATGCAGGACACTTTGGGCGGGGAGAACCCCGCACCTCGGCGATACCGGCGCAGCAATGCGCAGGCTCTGGCAGAAACACGCAGCGCGTGGGAGGGTGAAGGATGACTGAGATTCTGTGCGACCGGGCACTCGTGCTCAAGCTGGTCGACGCCTACGACGATTTGATTGAAGAGATCAGCAACGATGATTTCTACCGGAATGCTGCTGATATTCGAGCCGCGCTGGATCGTGTGGACGCTCTTCTGGAAGAGTTGGGGTTGGTAGAAGATGATCTGTAAGTGGTGTTCGCTGGCTGCTGATACTGGATCTACCGGCAAGGTACACACGTGGTCAAATGCTGAAAGCCGAGCCGAAGGCTCTTACTGTAAGGGCGGAACACACTGCGACTGTCAGCATCGAGAGCCGGGGACTGCGATCAACAAGGAGAAGGTGGAAGATGAGCACTGATCTGCTCGGACGTGAATTCAAGGTGGGCGACAAGGTCGCTCGTGGAGACGCCTACAGCACAAGCACTGCCGGAGTGCGGATCGTGACTGTGACCAAGATTGCCAACAACGGCAAGCCGCATCTGTCTGGTGGTCGCAACGCGGTGTGGTATCCGGAAAGGCTGCTCATTGTCAACGGGGTTCCGGACGTATGACTGACTACAGCCTGGAAGGTTGTAAGCGATGAGCTCTAACAACTGCCCCGAATGCGGACTACCGAGAGACTGTTGCTGTGAATGTGACACCGCCGAAGCTGCTCGATCTGTTCTGCTGTCAGGGCGGTGCGTCCGAAGGCTATCGTAGGGCCGGCTTCATAGTGACCGGTGTGGACATTGATCCTCAACCGCACTACCCCTTCGAATTCTTCCAGGCAGACGCCATCGAATACCTCAAAGAGCACGGGCATGAATACGACGCCATCCACGCAAGTCCGCCATGCCAGCACGACTGCTCACTGACCGCAGGAACGAACGCCGGCCGCTTTGAGTATCCGGACCTGCTGGAGCCGACGTTGGAGGCTCTACGAGCTTCAGGGAAGCCTTTCGTTGTGGAGCAACCGCCCGGCAAGGCATCCAAGCGGATGCGAATAGATCTCTCTCTCTCTGCGGGGAGATGTTCGGCCTCGACGTGATCAGGCACAGGAACTTCCACCTCGGCGGTTGGCGAGCGCTACAGCCGACACACATCAAGCACCGAGGCCCCGTCAGGGGTTGGCGTCACGGTAAGTACAGCGATGGCCCCTACGTGGCAGTGTATGGCAAGGGCGGTGGCAAAGCCACCGTAGCGGAGGCGCAGAAGGCGATGGGCATCGGTTGGATGACAGACATTCTCGCGCTCAATGAGGCCATACCGCCGGCTTATACCGAGTACATCGGAAGTCAGCTCCTGGCGCAGCTCTAAACGACGAATAGGCCCCTGGCATCTGCCAGGGGCCGAATGCTGCTACAGGTGTCTGATGATGTAGAGCACACCGAAATTGATGATCACTCCCAGGCAGACCCACAACCATATTCTGATCGGTTCTGGCGCGACGCAACTGACCAGGCCGGCCCAGCCGATGCTACCGGCGATCAGCGCGAGCGCTGTCGCGAACTGCTTGACGCGTCTGATGATTCCTCCTCGGTCGGAAGATCTGATAACATGATGAACAGGAACGCGAGCACGAAAGCAACGATGGTGAACAGGACTGCCAGGATCAACAGTTTTACTTCCATCGTCACTTCCGCTTGTCTCTCCGGTCCAGGTAGAGCAGAAGTCCTACCGCGAGCAACGCACTGCCGACACCTCCGATAGCGCCCGACAGCACGATACCCCAGGTCATGTAGTTCCTTCCTTCGCCTTGGCGTGAGCATTGCCGGCGCGCATTGCGCCGGCCTCCGAACCGTACAACTTCGACAGGTACTTCCCGCACGTGCAGCGAGAACGATACCAGATACCGGGGCCCATGACGCGGCCTACGCCCGCTGTGATGAGGTGTTCAGTAGCCACGGCTGATCCGCTGGATGAACTTGTCTCCCAGGTAGATCACCACACACAGATAGAACATTCCGAGCGGGACTCCGATGAAGATGCTGTGCTGGTGGCCACCGAGCGTCATGAACCACCCCATCCCTGCCATAATCATGATTCTTCCTCCTTGTCGAGTGGAACAGGCTGGATGTGCTGGCGGACCGTGTCCGGCTGCTTCGAGAAGGGATCCCAGGCGGCCGGCGGGTAACCGCCGGCAGTCAGCCACTCGTCCAGCGACACCATCAGCTTGCGAAACTGGTCCACATCGTGGAAGTTGCGCCCTTGGCGCATGCGCGTCTCAAGCTCCCGGAGGCTCTCCAGTGCCCTGTTCGGGTCGAAATCCATCATTCCTTTTCCTCCTCCATCTGTGCCACGAAGTACTGCCATGCCCTGTTGATTGTGTTGAGTGTGTCGTGCGCCTCACGCGCAGTGTTGCCGATGTAGCCGTCCACGAGAAAGTCCAGTGCCCGCAAACCGCCCTTGTCATCGAGCTCGTACAGACGCCAGGGAGTGCCGTAGGTGGGGGAGCCGGGATGGAGTGCCCAGACCTGTGTGTGATTCTTCAGGCCGGCTTTCTCGGCAGTCTTGAACAGGCGCATCAGCGCCTTCTCCACGTGTGAGCGTGCCAGCTTCGTTGCCGCCATGAGATTCCTTCCGTCCGTAAAAAGCCGGGGCCAAACGGCCCCGGCTCGATGACCTCAGTAGGTCAGACTGCTATTCTCGATGCCGGCCTTGATCTGCTCCTGGTCGGCCTTGCTGAGTTCCTTCCAGTCCTTCGCGAAGCTCGCGGCGGACGTGTAACCGAAGAACACCCGGACCTGACCGAGGATGTTGATCGCCATCGTTTACTCCTTTGCTCAGATTGGGCTGATGAGTGATCGCTCAACGCGATCACGTCACGCATTCGTTACGCGAATGCTGATTGCCCACCACCTCAGTGCGTCGCGCTCCGACGCACCAAGATAGAAAACAGTCAGCTGAAACATGGCGCAACGCCATGTTCTGGCTCGCTCTCGCATATGCGAGAGCTAGTCTGTGGTCACTTCCGGTGGTGCACATGCGCCTTCGTGGTCCTTGAGCAGAATGCAGGTTGCCCCTTCCGGATCACAGTACACGAGCTCTGGCAGGACGCGGTAGGCGTAGTCGAACCGGCTGAACGGATTGGGTCCACGATAGCCCACACGCTTCGACCACGCGGTGATCGCCTCAAACGGATCCATGAACGCGTCAGTAGAGCCGTCGCTCTCCCACTTCTGATCAGCGTTGGTGACGATCGTTCCACCACCGTAGCCGGCCCACGTGAATCCAGCCGACGCCGTGTTGTGGTCCCAACTGATATGAACCGTGACTTCCTTGCACAGCCTGTCCTGACAGCCGACACACATCAAGCCGTAGCGCGTCTGGGCACCCTGATACTGCACGGAGCAGCAGGACTGACACCAGAGCGTCTGAGGGCCCAGCAGGATCGCTGAACCGTGTGTCCACGGAAGCTCCATCAGACGCGCTCCTCGACCACGGTCACGCCCGTCACACGCATGAGGAGATCTGCCACACGGCGCGAGTACTGTTCGTCTGTGACCCTTCCCTTGCACCGGTCGATCGCCAGATTGTGCTGAGCCTCCGACGACGCCAGGAAACACGCCATCAGCTGATCCTCAGCCTCCACCGAGACAGGCATGGAGCCAGCCGCAGTCTTGATGTTGACACGGAACATCCTCTTCACTTCTTGTCCTCCCGGAGCCACTCCGACATAGCCAGTTTCATGTATTCTCTCCTTTGTTTGATCAGCAGAGAGCGCACCCAATAGACCTTGTGGCCTACTGAGCACACGAGCTGTTGATCAAGCTGCCATCACCTCTTTTACTTCCACGCAGGAAGACACACAGCCGTTCGGGCAGCGCTCATCGACGTAACCCTTGTGCATGATGCACAGCGACCAACGACACCAGTAGCCGTAATCGTTGTTGTGGTAGTTGATCGATTTCTGCGTTCGTGCCTTGCTCTGTACGGTCGGTTCCACTGCTGTTCTCCTATCTGATTGGCCAGCCCAGCGCACGGGGGAAGCCGTGCACCAGACAAACCGATCAGTCTTCGTCCCATGTCAGCACACAGTCAGTCTCGACGCAGGAAGTCATGAACACCACGTCCGCGCCTTCCGGAGTGCAGTAGGTGACGTGGAAGTTGTGAGGCGTGGCGTTTGTCTGCCTGTCCATTTCCGCTTCCACATACAGATCCTGCCATCCGCACCGGTTCTCGCCGCCGTTCAGGCAGTCGTTAGACTCCTCAGCAGTCTCGTGAGAGACAGAACAGTTCTCGCTGAAGTACTCCTGTTGCCGGCCGATTTCCTCACGGAAGGCGCTCTGCGCCTCATCCCAGGTTTCCACGGTCATGCCGTCCGCCTCGGGCAGGTAACCGGGCATGTTGTGGTTCACGTGCCAGTGCTGCATGTCGCTCCCCTCAATGCTGGTGTGGGTCACCAGCACTCAGCGCACGTGCCGTGCGAGACGGCACGCACACTCATCAGGAAGTCTTGACGTTGTCACCGATCCAGCCAACCATCCAGTAGCGATCTCCGTCGAGGCTACTTCCGCATCCATCACAGGCCAACCAGCTGAAACCGTAGTCCTCACAGTCGCAGTTCTCACCCTCACAGCCGTCCGCGTGGTCTTCCCGGAACATGCCGGCCGTGACCGTGTCGTCCGGATCGATTGCGCTGAGGGGTTCTCTGTCGTGGCCACTCTCTGAGTGGCAGGACCCACACTCGCCGTTGGCGTGATGCATCATACAGTCCACACACACCAACAGCCTGTACGTCTTGTTCCGATCGAACATGTTCTCTCCTTAGTCTGAATGACTCCAGCAACTGTCAGGCAGAGCCTGACAATCACTGGTCACACTCAGCCACGTAGATACAGCCAGACGTTCTCACCGTAGCCGTACTCACCAGAGCACTCCTGGCAGATCGGTCCGTCCATGCTGGCCACGTACTCAGTCTCACAGGTGTTGCACCAGGCGCAGCGTCCGGTCTTGATCACCAGTTCGAGGGGACGGTAGTCCTCCTGGACAATCTCCAGGATCTCGCTGTCGCGCATGATGAAATGCTCGTTCTCACCCATCTCGTCGATGTTGGCCAGTGCGAAGGCTTGTGCCTCTTCCCAGGTGCTGAACGAACCAAAGGTCAGTCCGGTCGGTCCCTGGAGCGTGTAGGGCGCGATCTCTCCGGTCCACGCGGTGATGTTGTTCTCACTCATGCTCACTCCTCGGATCAACGTTCGGCCTGGCCGGCCGAACGCTCAGAGCAACACACACAGTGTGCCTGCCACTCTCATAGACCTTAAGAGCGTTCCCGGTTGCCTTGGAGTTCCGGTATCCACAGGACCTGTCCAGAGCTGCTGCACCAGCACCTAGATGCTGTATCCCCTGGCGGGTTTCCCTCTTCCCTACAACCAGAACACTACTCAGGACCGATGATGCTGTCTATAGCCAATTTGCAGGCACTTTAGTATCAACACATGGATCCTGAGGCTTCTCACGCGCCCCAACGGGCGCGCCAAGGGTTGTGCTCAGGCGCACGTCATGCGTGCGCGCATAGATGTGATCATCTGGACGTCATCTAATGCTAATGATAATCATTTTCATCTGACACACCATCATATTACTGATCAGTAACTTAGCTGGTCACACATGATCTCTTGTTCCTGCAAGTTGATCCAAACGCGTGATCGAGCGTCTTTAAGGGCCAAGATCAGCCGGCAACGCGCGCATACGCGCGGAAAGGGCAGCACACCAAGATCGTTGATCTTGGTAATCCGCATAACGTGCATTATGCGGAGGCGTTGGCCCTGGTCAGGGCCTGATGATCATGAGCCGGCCCATGATCGATGATCATGGCTGCCCAACAGTAGAACGATCAGTCTATCAACTAGCTGATATGGCTTGACCTGCGCTTTTGCATGATCGTTTGTCTCAGAATGTGGATGATCTTGCTTGGCTCATGATCGTCAACCGGGGGATGTTAAAGCCGGCGCGTGTGGTGTGGTGCTACACACCAAGAAAATTTTCCTAGGAATTCAGCTCTGCTGAAGTCCGGAAGGTGCGCCGTCTCCGGCGCACGGCTAGAAAACGGGGGCCAGATCTGGCCGATGCGCGGGGAACTTCTAGATGGACTCCCGGAGCCATAGTGTCCAGGTTTGAACCAGCTTAGGCTGGTTCTATTATAACGATTTGGTAAAGACTGGAGGTCCCTGCGTCCAGGGACCCCAAAACGGTTGGGCTATATATATTGGGAGGCTTCGCCTAAGCGAGACATGAGCGTAAGCGAATGTCGAGCGGCCGGCGCTCATGTCTCTCCGGTTAGCAGGCGAGCCTCTAAGGGCTCGCCACTGGCTGGTCAGATCGCCGGCCTTGAGGGCCGGCTCTACCGGTTAGAGGCAAGGCGGGACGCCTTGCCGATAGTAGTAGGAAGCTCGCTTGAGGCGAGCTAGCCCCGTAGGTACGGAAGTAAGAAGCGCCACGGCGAACCGTGGCGCGGTGGTAGAGGGATTCACTGCGGCAGTAGGCAGGCACCCTTGTGGTGCCGACCAGAAGTTCCCCCCGCGTTTCCCCTATCTGCTGGACGGTGCACATTGCCCAAGGAATTCACGACGGACGAAGCCAAGAAGCTCGTTTTGGACAGGCTCCGCGCCGGCTGGTCTATTCAGCGTTCTTGTGATTATGTGGGCGTCTCCGTCAAGACGTACGAGTACTGGCTCTACCGCGTGCAGGATCTGGCCGAACGTCAGTGGTTCCGTGACGAGGTCTCCCGCATCCGCACCAAGCAGTCGATGACTGCGCCGGCGATGGTTCCTGATTTTGAGGACTTCTCTCAGGCCTATCTTGGCAACCGTCTGTTCGATCATCATCTTCAGTGGCTCGATCTTCTGGAGGGCCGTGAGCCCCGGTCGGTCCACCCGTCGCAGACGTACATCGCCGGCCACAAGAACCTCCTTCTGATCAACACCCCTCCGCACCACGCCAAGTCGGAGATGTTCTGTCAGAACTATGTGGCCTGGCGGATCGTGCGCGATCCGAACATCCGTGTGTTGCTGGTGTCGGCTTCGGCCGACCGCGCCAAGAAGAACCTCGACGGCATCAAGAACCGCCTCGACAAAGACGTCATGGTGTACCGCGAGCTCAAGGACCACTTCTCGCCGGCTGAGGGCTACAACTCCAAGGACGCCAAGTGGACCGCTGACACGATCCTGGTGAACCCCGCCATCCGTCCGCGCAACACTTCCGGCCACCCCACGGTGCAGGCTCTGGGCATTCGCAAGAAGATCTACGGCGCTCGTGCCGACCTCATCATCCTCGACGACTGCGCCGACCTTGACAACGCCCATGAGTATCAAAAGCAGATCGAGTGGATTCAGGCGATCATCAACACCCGTCTGGAGCCGGGCACGGGCAAGCTGATCATCGTGGGCACGCGCCTCGCGGCGCAAGACCTCTACTCGGAGATTCGCAAGCCTGAGTGGTATGTCTCCGGTGAGTCGCCCTGGACGTATCTGTCACAGCCGGCCGTGCTGGAGATGACCGACGACCCCAAGACCTGGAAGACGCTGTGGCCGAAGACGAATGTTCCGCCGGCCGGTCTTGAGGTCCATCAGCCCGACGTCAACGGCTACTACCCGATGTGGACCGGCGAGGCTCTCGCCGAGAAGCGCAACAACATGTCGGCCGAAATGTGGTCACGTGTTTACATGCAGGCGCAGATCTCGCAGAGCACCACGTTCACGCAGATGGAGATTGATGGCTGCTCCAACGGACGTCGTTTTCCGGGCCCGATCATCCCTGGTGTCCCTGGTCATCGCTCAGAGGGTATGGCTGGACTCTACGTTGTTGCCGGTCTTGACCCTGCGGCCACTAACTACACAGCGATGGTCTGCGTTGGCGCAGACCTCTCTAACGGCCGTCGTTATCTTCTAGACGTCTGGAACCAGCACGGGGCACTTCCTGCGCAGACCGCAGCGGTGATGAAGGAGTGGACCAAGCGCTACAAGATTTCGGAATGGCGCATCGAGTCCAACGCCTATCAGGCGAGCATTCTACAGGATGAGGATCTGCGGACGTGGATGTCTTCTCGCTCGGTCCGGATGTCTGCCCATACGACTGGCAAGAACAAGTGGGACAACCAGTGGGGTGTGGCGACGATGGCCAACCTCTTCAAGGGCTGGGAGCAGGGCTACAATGCTTTGGAACTTCCGTCCCGCCGTGGACATCCTGGAGTCCAAGCCCTTGTGGAACAGCTGGTTGCCTGGTTCCCTACTCCCAACATGACCCGCGCTCCTGTCCAAGACTGCGTGATGGCGCTCTGGTTTACCGAGATCCGCTGTCGGGAGTTACTGGACCAGCAGGACGGAGCATCCCATTGGGACAACGGTTGGTTGAGCCCTCGCGAACGCGAGGAACAGGTAACTTTAAACATCGACTGGTACACCATGTCACACGGGCGTTTCGACGAGCCACCGGAGCCGGACGGGCCGGTCATCTCTAATCCGGCAAGGTGGTGGGAATAGCTGTGGACGTTTCTGATATCGCCCGCAAGGTCCAGGGCATGCGCATTCGATCCTACCCACGTGACCTTCGCATGGGAGAAGTTCGCGCCATTCGCGCGAGCGAGATGGATCGTGTGGCACCGGGCCTTCTGGCGGACGACTTCCCCAAGCCGATCGTGTCGAACGTCATCAACGTGGCAGCATCCTATACCGCTGAGCAGATCGGCGTCATGCCGACCATCTCTTGTACTGCCGGCGTCATGGTCTCGGACCGCCAGAAGAAGTACGCCCAACGGCGTACGCTCATCGCTCACAACTACATCGAGAACAGCCGGCTGAAGATCTCCATGGTGGAGGCGGCCGACTGGATGAACACCTACTCGTTCCTTCCGGTCATCCTCGAACCTCATTTCGGCGATTCCTACTGTGAGCCCGGTCCCCGCCTGCGCTTCGAAAACCCCCTTGGCAGCTACTTCGACAACGACATCTACGGTCGCACTCGCTGTTTCGCCAAGGTCTATGATTCCGATATCGAGTCCCTCTCAGCGAAGTTCCCTCATGTGGCCAGCGCGCTCAGAGCAGGGATGCGAGTCGAGTCGAACGCTCAGATCGAGATGGTTGTCTACTACGACGATGACGAGATCGTTACCTTCGTGCCAAGTCGAGACAACCTCGTTCTGAACAGGGTCCCGAACAAGTTCGGGCGCTGCCCCATCTATATCGCGGAAGCCCCCAAGTTCGACAGTGAATCTCGTGGCGCTTACGATGACGTCGTCTGGATCCAAGTGGCTCGCGCGCTCTTTGCTCAGATGGGCATGAGGGCTGCCAAGAAGTCGATGAACTCTCCTCTGGTCGTTCCGCCGGACGTCGTCAACATTCCTTTCGGCCCCGACCGCGTCATCCGCACCAACATGGGCGAGAAGATACACTACCCCATCGCGGACATGCCGCCAGCCGCCTGGCAGATCGGTGAGATTCTCAACAACGACATCACTGTGGGAGCGCGTTTCCCCGAGGGCGCCACCGGAAAGTCTCCCGGCTCGATCGTCACCGGTCGCGGCATGGAAGAGCTCATGGGCACCATCGATTCGAAGGTTCGCACCTACCAGCTGATCTTGGGCGATATGCTCAGACGCGCTGTCAGCGCTGCCTTCGAGATGGATGAGAAGTTCTGGCCCAACCGCCGGCGCAACATCCGCATCATGGTGAGTGGCCAGCAGTACGAAGAGACCTACGTTCCGAGCAAGGACATCGCCGGCGTCTACCAGGTGGACGTTGCTTACGGCATGGCTGCTGGCATGGATCCGAACCGCGCGCTCGTGTTCCTTCTGCAAGCACGTGGGGACAAACTCATCTCGCGCGATTACGCGCTGCGCCAACTGCCTTTTGATCTCAATGTGGATCAGGTGATGGAGCAGATTGACACGGAAGAGATGACCGATGCGCTCAAGCAGATGCTGGCTCAGACTGCTATGGCGGTCCCGGCTCTTGCCGCACAGGGTCAGGATCCGAGCGATACGCTTACGAAGTTGGCCACGGTCATGAAGAAGCGTGAATCGGGCATGGCACTGCATGACGCCATCCTTGCGGCCTTCGTTCCGAAAACGCCACCACAGGCTCCTGAAGAGCCTCAAATGCCCTCTGGCATGCCGGGACCCGCTGGAGGGCCGCAAGGCGCTCCTGGAGCCCCTCAGGGGCCTTCTGCCCCTATGTCTGGCCCGATGGCCGGCGGACAGCCGGACGTCATGAAGATCCTGGCCGGACTGTCTGGTGGCGGTCAACCCAATCTAGGCGCTACCGTGAAGAGGCAAATACCAAGTGGTTGATATCAAGGCTTTTACTGAGGCCCTCAAGGAACAGGGTTTCGATATCCACAGTGAGAAGTTCGTCATGGCTCTGCGCAAGGCGCAGAATCCTGCCGGATGTGAATGGTGTGGCGCTCGCACCAAGATGGCTGTGGAAGACAAGAAGAAGAATCTAGTGCTGGCGTGTTGCGCCAGGAAGGTTGGTTAATGGTCGCTGTTCGTCGAGATCCTGAAAAGCGTAGGCTGTCTAACCAGGCTGCCGAGGAACGGCGGAAACGACACCCCAACTACCCTGCGTACCGCAGAAACATCGATTTACAAACCAAGTACAACGTTACGCTAGCATGGCTAGAGGCTGCTCTTGCAAAGCAAGGCGGTTGTGCCATCTGTGGCTCGCGGGAGCATCGAGGTCGGGGCTGGTGTGTTGATCACAACCACGCCTGTTGTCCAGGAAGATATTCCTGCGGCATTTGCGTCCGAGGGGTTCTGTGTTTCCCGTGCAATGTAGCTATTGGAAATTTTAACGACAACGTCGATGCGCTCCTTGCAGCCGTCGAATACCTTGAAAGGTACAAATGATGGCTACTCCAGGCGGTCAGCAGTGGGATCGTCCAGACTTCTCTCAGGCTGTGCCTCCGACTCCCATCCGTCAGGGTGATGCGGGTCCGGAAGGTGTCGGCCACAACCGTACTACCCCCACCACGTTCGAGTCTGGTTCCGTGCCGGCCAACACCGGTGCGATCGAATCCATGTGGACGGGCCTGGTCGACTCCGATGGTCTCGACGGGATGAGCATGAATCAGGGTGACGTTGCCGATTCCTGGCCCGGTGAGGGCATCAGGGGTTTTCGTACCCAACCAGTTGGCGGAACTTATAACCCCGGTCAGGGCAAGGGTCCCGGCAATCCTGGCACCGAGCGTTCTTCGGCCGCTTACTAAGGGATGACCATGAATGACGAGATGGATGAGGATGACTGCGGTTGTGACAATGATCCCGTCTCGTTCGTGAAGTACAAGAGAAGTAATCGCTGGCTGTTCGTGGGCGCTCTCTGCGAACTCTTCTCGGACATCTTCATGGCTTTCCACAAGCTCTTCGGTGTTTCCACCGATGCGGCCCTTCAGCGCTACGCCTACGAGAATGAGCAGTTGAAGTTCCAGCAGGAAGCCTCAGCCGCGATCGAAGCCATCACTTCCGGGAGTCTTGATGCCACCACCGGCAACACCCGCGCAGGTTAGCGGTCCTGGCCCTCTGTCACGCCGCACCGATGGCGGTGCGGCTCAGGCTCTGCGAACACTACCGGATGCTAAGTATGGCGAGAATTCGCAGTTCACCTCCCTCCAACAGGGCGCGCCACTCGCGGCATCCGGAAATACTCCGCCGCAGGGCGGAGTGGACATGTCATCGCTTCCCCCAAATCCAGCCGCTGCCAATGTGGTCGGATTCGGTGCGCCATCCAACAGGCCTGCCGAACCTGTGACTGCCGGCGCTTCCATGGGTCCTGGTCCCGGCACGCAGGCTCTCGGAATCAATCCACAACAGGTGGAACAGCAGGACATGAATCAGATGGCCAACAACATGCCGGTGTATGAGTTCCTGGCCAACCTGCCAAATGCCTCGCCATCAGCGAGGCTTCTGGTTAATCTTCTGAGGGCATCGACGTAATCATGGGTATCTGGTCTGCTCCGATCGACGTGTTCGGAAATGCTCTGGACAATCTTCAGGATAATCCGCAGGTGTCTCGTATCATGCTAGGTATCGGCCTGGCCAGGGATGCGGCGCGCAACGTTCCGGTAGATCTGCTGAGCACCATCCCGCACTATGACACCGAGGTAGACGACCGTGGCAGTTCCACAGCAGGCCGACCCCAATAACCCTTTCGGGACTGTCACAACCGATCCTACCGGCACGTTCTCGCTGGACAACTCCGCCACACAGGCTCAGGCCGGCGCAGCCCTTTACTCCTATGGTCAGCAGCAGGCGTCAACCGCACCGGCTCCGGTAGAGAAGAAGTCTGGTCACGGGTGGTCGTTGACGAATCCTTTCCAGGATATCGGCCAGGTCTGGCACGACGTCGAGACACACACCATCTCCCCCGTGATGAAGGCCGATCGGGACATCTACTCGAAGTTCATTTCGCGGCCCATCTCGGCTGTGGAAGTCTATGCGGCCAAGCAGTCACAGAACGCTGTCAACGGCAACGAGACGTTCGGCTCGCTCATGGGGTTCAACTCCTCCGACTGGGCCAACTCCTGGAACGCGGCCAACCACATCAGCCCCGGTCAGGGTCTGGTTCTGGGAATGAACAACGCTTTCTCCCTGGTCGACCATGCCGATGGTTGGCATCCGGCCGGTCAGCCGGATCGTATGGTAGATCCGTTCAATCAGACTGCCACGACTGCGCTGTTCAAGAACTCCTGGGGCAACCGTATTGCCTCCGGCGGTGTCGATGCGATCGCATCGACCGTTCTCGATCCTCTGGGCAAGTTGGGCAAGGTCACCAAGGCCGGACGCATCTTCAAGGATGCGCCTATTCGAAACTCTGATGCGCCGGCTCAGGTCACGGCCCGACTCAACGCACCCCGCTCTGTGGCATTCAACGACTGGGCTCTTGGTAAGCCGGCTTCGGTCATTGCTGAGCATCCGATGGTCAAGGGAACCGCAGCACGCCTCAATCCTTATCGCTACCAGACCGCTGCCCTTATCGCTGGCGCGAAGACGCCCGAAGAAATCGCCCTGGTCCGAGAGATCGCAGCCGGTTCACCTTCAGCCAGGGGGCAACTCGCGGAACTTGGCGAAACCACAGCACACGCTCTGGACAAGCTTTCACAGGTCTCCAAGGACGCTGCCAGTCAGGCGGCCAACCTCTTCATTCCGGCTGAGACCATGGAGAAGTTCGCCCTGTCGGCCGATACTTGGGCCAACAACATCAACTGGCTTCAGGATGTCTCCAAGGCCAAGGTTTCGGCTGCACAGGCTGCTCTGAACGAGCAGGCTGATCAGGTTGCGCAGCTGCTGAAGATCAAGGGCGGCATGTCTTCGCGGACCACGTCCACGGCCGTTGCTGAAAAGCTGGCTGAGCTCCGTGGCACGCTGAAGTACGCCAACACCCGCCCCATTGACCAGGTGTCCTTCCTGCGCAAGGCGTTCTACAACTTCCCGGTGCGTGTGTATCAGGGCATGAACGACATGCCGGAAGGTCTCATCAACCACCGCGACGACCAGGCCGTGCAACAGGCACGCTCTTGGCTGAACAAGTCGAAGACGCTGACGCCGGATCAGAAGGACGCTTTTCTCCAGCAGTACGCCACGGCTTCGCCGGCCAATCGCCAGCGCACTTGGGATACTGTGGAAGACGGCGTCTACAAGGCGGTTGGCGAGCGCTACAACATCACTCCGGAAGTGATGAAGAAGATTTTGACGACCACGCAGACGCGTGGGCGCAGCCTGTCTCAGGCAGCACGTTCCAGGGACTACGGCTCGATTGATCTGGGAGACGGCACTTCCACCGGCGTCCTGCCTTCGGCGGACTCCGAAGTCCTCATGCATCCACGCCTGATCACCCAGCTGGAGGCTGGCGCTGTTCCCCTGGCCAACCTCAAGACCCTTGAGAATGCTCTGCGGACGATGGATCGTTCGGGTGTTCTTGGCACTATCGCGAATGGCTCACACGACGCCTATGACATCCTCAACCACCTCCTCGATCGCGTGTACGGATTGTGGCGTCCCATGTCCCTTCTCACCGGGCACCGCGCATACAACCACATCGGTGACGATTGGCTCCGGGGAGTGGCGAAACTTGGTGGTCTGGCTACCGTTGCGAACGCGCGTGAAGGTGCTTCTAACTGGATGCGTAACCGTGTCACTCAGTTTACCCGAAACAAGTTCATCGGCAACATTGAGGGACAGCACGAGCAGAACATAGCTGACGCCAAGGCCGAATACGACGGTATTGCCGCACAGATTGCCACACAGAGCCGAAACCTCGATCAGATTCCGGCAGATCTCCTTGTTCCCTATTCCCGTCTGGCCGAGGCTAAGGACCGCTGGAATGAACTGCGCCGTCTCAAGCTGGACGACATTACCCAACCCAAGCACCGTATTGGTTCTGGATCCTTCAAGATTCCCGGCACCAACACAGACTGGGAAGAGGCCTTTGGCGGTCCGAACGGTGATTACTGGCGACAGCTCACTTCAAGTCAGCATACCTGGGATTCACTGGCAGACGATAGCGCTCACCGGATCCATTCCATTGCTACAGCTCACCAGCTGAGGTCTTTCGGCGAGATCAAGGCTACGGACGACCTGGCGCGCCATACGCGCGCCTACGTGCACTACATCCGCAACCAGATGATGCCCGATCCCCTGGCCAAGCAGATCGTGGCCGGCAAGCCTCTGGACGAGGTTTCCTCGTGGCTGTCGGATACGGCAGCCGGCCGCCAGCACATGCGCGATCTGCACATCGGCGACCCTGACGACTTCGTGACGACTGTTGCCGAGATGGTCAAGACACACCTTCCGACCGACGCCATGAGAGATTCCGCGCTTTCCGGCAAGTTCGGCAAGGACATCATCGAGCAGGAAATGCCCAACGCGGGCACTCGCCCGCCCATCCACGCTGACATCAATCTGATGGTTCACGGTGGCGACCCCACCGTGGGCATGCTCAAGCGGACGATGGACGTGATGATGAAGTGGACCGGTACTCTTCCGGACGACATCATGGTCCGCCATCCTGTCTTCAACAGCCTCTACAAGGCGCGCCTCACTAACGATGTGAAGTCTTGGATCAGCCAGTCCGGCTCTTCCGTGATCAATGCCGACATCGCGAACGAACTCATGCACGGGGCTCGTCTTGGTGCTCGCAAAGACATGCAGAATCTCGTCTACGACGTGTCCCGCTTCAACGACCTCGGTCACACGCTCCGCTTCGTCAGCCCCTTCTTCAACGCCTGGTTCAACGCCATGTCGACTTGGAGCCGGCTGTTCGCGGAGAACCCCGGTCTTCTCGCCCGCACGTACGAGGCCAAGCGTGGCCTGTGGAACTCACCCTTCGCAGTAGACAAGAGCACCGGCCAACAGGCTGATGACAACACTCCTCTTGATCAGCTGACGTTCGTCTTCCACGCGCCCAAGGCGATGCAGGGTCTGCTTGGCGGCCTCACCACGATTCCGATCGACGGCAAGAAGATCGTCAGCCCGACCTATATCGATTCAATAGGTTCGCCCGGCTTCGGCCCGCTCATTGCGGCCCCTGTCAACCAGTGGGTCAAGTGGGATCCTGGTCTGGTTGACAACCCTGTTGTCAAGTCTGTTCTGAACGGAATCATTGACAAGAACTCACTTGCGGCTGTTGTTCCCAGCGGTGTTCGTGACGCATCATTCCTGAGTTCGCTCATCGCCGGCCACCCTCAGGACAACGCCAACTTCGCGAAGCTCCAGTGGTCGATCTGGCAGGAACAGTACTGGGATCACCTGAACGGGCAGAGAGTCAATCCTCCGTCCTGGAAGGACGCTGAAAGCCAGGCGATGTACCTGTCCGCGCTCGACCTGTTCGCCAACCGCCTGTTGCCCCTCGGGTTCAAGCCGGCACCGGCGCAACAGCACTTTGTGGATGAGTACCGTGCCATGCAGTCGCAGGACCCCAAGAACGCCTTGCAGAACTTCTACGACAAGTACGGCCCTTCGGCCATGGTGTTCACGCAGTCGTTGACCTCAGATCCTTCCGGCATTCCGGCAACGGTTGGGGCGACGAAGGCGATAGGGAAGTACTCGGATCTGCTCCGGCAGTATCCGGAGCTCGGTGGCGTCATTGTTGGTCCCGAGGGCAACGGCAACTTCGATGACATGGCGTATCAGTGGCAGGTTGCCCATGGTCTCCGGTCGCAGTTGACTCCACAGGACGCCGCGAAGCAGGCGATGCAGAATCTCGGTTGGGCTGCCTACGGTAAGGCTCGTGCGGGTATCCAGGCGCAGTTGACTGCGCAGGGTTTGAAGTCTCTCAATGATCCTGGTGCAAAGCAGCTGAAGGCTCAGCTGAGCGGTTACGTCTCGCGCTTCGGCGACAAGAACGACCCCATCTATAATCCAGCCTTCTACGAGAACTTCGCCTCGTTCAACCCGAACAAGTATCAGAACCGCATCAGTGCAGTCCTGTCGATCGCTCAGGATCCTTCACTGTTGTCCAATGGTGCTCGTGGGGACATCAGGATGTTGCAGCGCTATTCGCAGCTGAGAGACGCCACGTACTTTGAGTTGCAGAAGCGCCCGAACAAGACCCTGGCAGCCGCAGCCAACTTCGATGTTGCTCGCAGGTACGATCTGGAAGTGGCTGACATGATGGCGAAGGATACACGTTTTGCACAGCTGTACGACCGCTATCTCAGTCGTGATGATTGGAAGGAGCCCGTCTAGATGAGCACTTCCACTGATACCGGCACGGGAACCGGTGCCACACCGGCGGATCCGGCCAATCCGTACAACATAGGCACCGGCTCCCCCACTGCCCCACAGAACGCCGACCCGAACGTCATTCAGGTCATCGTCAACGGCCGGCAGTATCCGATCAGCATCGTCCGTCAGCTCACAGCCAACCAGGGCATCACCTACCGCCCGAGTCCGCTGAAGGGCTCACAGGCCACCGGTCCGTTCTATCCTGGTGCTTCCAACCAGACGTTGACGCAGAAGCTCAACGAGATCTCTTATTGGTACGGCAACGCTACTCAGCGTGCCCAGATTGTCCAGCAGATGTACGCTGCCGGCCTCATCACCTCCAAGAAGAATCCTTCCGCCGCTGAAGTCATCAACGCCTGGTCGCTGTTGGTTCAGGAAGCCACTCTGGAAAGTCAGAGCGGCGGAACAGCTGGAGCCATCTCACCGGAAGATCTTCTGGCGAAGGCAGCCAAGGTTGGTTGGAACTCGGTATCGGCACAGCTGACTCCGGACACCACGGGAGTGGTGGGCACCGGCAACATCAACAATGCGGCCGACGCTTCGACCACTTCCAGCCAGACGATCTACAAGTCTTACCTTGATCCGGCTACGATCATGGGTGCTCAGGCGGATGCCTGGTTCAGGCTTATGGGGCGCAACCCCACGCAGAAGGAATACAACGCTTTCCTGAGCACCATCTACCAGTATCAGGATGCTGAGAACACCGGCAAGTTTGAGACGAAGACGCAGGATCCTTCAGACAAGCTCACCGGTCAGGCGGCAACAGATGCTGCCGGGCAGTTGCCCGGTCCTGACGGAGTCGATCCGACGACACAGACCACCACAGTTTCACAGCGCTGTATCGGCACCCGCGGGTTGCAGTTTCTGGCCGGCCAGGCTGCTCTGAGCAATCCACAAGAGGGCGCCTACCAGGCAGCCACCACATATTTCAACGCGTTCGTCAAGGCCCTTTCTGGGCCGGCCGCAGGTATGCAGGCTTCTGGTCCTACCTCGACTGTCCCGTAAGGAGTTCCCGTGGCCGGTGTCAGTGGTGTTGACGTCCTCAACTATCTCCTTCAGTTCGTAGGAACCCCCTATGTCTGGGGCGGGCAGGGTCAGGGCGGATTTGACTGTTCCGGTCTGATGTGGTATGGCTATCAGCACTTCGGCCTGAACATTCCTCGCGGAAGTAACGACCAGCTTTCTGCCCTCCGGAATATCCCGACCGATCAGGCACAGATTGGCGATCTGGTCTTCTTCGACTCCAACAGCAATGGCCAGTCTGATCATGTGGCGATGTATGCCGGCAACGGCATGGTTCTGGTGGCTGACCACACCGGCACAGCTGTTCGTATCGTCCCGGTCACCACGGAAGCCCGAATCACCGGCGTCGGCAGGCCGGCGGGCGTGCTCAACACGACCACCTTCGATCAGGGTCTCACAGACGCTTCCAGCGCCATGTTCAGCAACATCACTGGAGCCGACTATTCGGCGCTTGTCCCAAGTGCCAGGCCCACCTTCGATCTGTTCGGGCAGCTTGGTTTGCAGTCGCCCAACTCGGCGAGCCTCAATGAGAACTACGGTCTGGCAGCCTCCTTCCTCGAATCAGATCCGGAACTGGCCAACCTCTATTCTCAGGCCGTTGCGGGCACGTGGTCGACTGATCAGTTCCAGGCAGCCTTGCAGGCCACCGGATGGTGGCAGAACAACTCCGACACTGCCCGCAAGCTCCTGGTGGAGAAGCAGACTAATCCGGCGCAGTATCAGCAGGACATCGCCAACAAGATCCCGGAACTGACGGAACAGGCCACCAAGCTCGGTGTGCACCTGTCCACAGGTGCCATGAATACCCTTGCCTCGATGTCGCTGATGATGAACATGAATGCGGCTTCCATTGACGCCTATCTGGGCAAGTATCTGGAGCTCAATCAGCAGGGACACTTCCTCGGCTATGCCGGACAGGCCGAGTTGGGCATTCGCGAGTACGCTCGCGATCAAGGTGTTCCGCTGACCGAGGACTACGTGGATCGTGCTGTGACCGGCATCATCAGCGGAACTGACTCCCTGGCGAACCATCGCGCCAACATCCAGACTCTGGCAGAGCAGGCATTCCCGGCTTACGCCGATCAGATCAAGCAGGGTGTCACAGTCGGTCAGATTGCCGCACCCTACCTCGCTGCGCAGTCGAAGATCTGGGAGAAAGACCCCAACAGCATTGATCTCTTCGACAACACCCTTCGTTCCGCACTGACCAAGACGAACACGACTAGCCCTGACAAGCCGGGAGAGCCGGCGCAGGTTCCCTTGTACGACTTCGAGAAGCAACTCCGGAGTGACCCTAAGTGGTTGAGTACGAACAACGCCCGCGAATCAGTCGCTGCTACTGCAAAGCAAGTCCTGGGAAATATGGGGCTTATTGCCAAGGATGTCGGCAGCGCTCCAGCTACGTCCACTTCGATCACGGACAACTCCAGAGCTTCGTTCGGAAGTCTCCAGGGCAGAACTGACTTCGCCACGCTCCAAGGCCACCAGTATCAGAATCCTGGACCTCTTCCGGGTAGCACAACCGACCTGGCCCCCAACACCTCGTTCCAGGCGGGTGCATAGTGACGTACGTTCCTCCCGGCTATGAACAGCTGGTCATGAAGGCTTCAACGGCCCTCGGAATACCTTATGCGATCGTCGCTGCTCAGATCAATCAGGAATCCGGCTGGAACGGTTCTGCGGTCGGCAAGATGGGCGAGCAGGGTCTCTTCCAGTTCATGCCAGGCACGTGGAAGCAGTACGGCAAGGGTTCGCCCACCAACCCCACCGAAGCGGTTGACGCCTACATCAACTATATGAAGTTCCTGCTGAAGACCGAGGGCGGGGATATTCAGCTGGCTCTGGCCGCGTACAACGCGGGTCCGGGCAACATACAGGCCGGCATGGGCTACGCCCAGACTATTCTGAAGGCTGTCAACCTTCCCGGCATCAAGTACGCGAACTCTGACAACAGTGGTGTCTCCCTGGCCAACAGCACCATGGGCGGATACATCCCAAGCTCTGCCAGCCCCATTCTGGATCTCTCTCAGCTCCGCAGTCAGTATCCTCTGGTAGCTGCTTTGGTGACGGCTGTTCCGGAGTTGCAGAATATCTACAACCAGGCTGTCACTGGGACATGGTCCACAGACAAGTTCATCGCTGCCTTGCAAAACAGCAACTGGTGGGCGACGCATTCGGACAGTGCTCGTCAGGTGTTCGCTCAGATGAAGGCAGACCCCGCCAGCTACAACCAGCAGGTGACCAACCTTGAGGCCAATCTCCGCCAGATGGCTGCGTCACTCGGTGCCGGCGCTACACCACAGCAGATTCAGGCTCTCGCGGTAGACGCCCTCATGGGCGGTTACGACACCAATCAGAATGTGCTCCGGCAGAAGTTCGCCCAATACGTGCAGCCTGTCTCAGGAATACACTTCGGTGGCGATGCGGGCAACTATGAGGATCAGCTCCGGCAGGCCATGAGGGATCTCGGTGTGCAGCTTCCGGAAGACCAGCTTGACACGCAGATCCGGCAGATTGTCAGCGGTCAGCAGACCGTTCAGGGTGTCAATGCGCAACTGCGTACGCAGTCGGCTTCGATGTATCCGGCCTATTCCAGCCAGATCAATTCTGGCATGAACCTCTCGGATATCGCCTCGCCGTACATCGGTCGTGCACAGCAACTTCTGGAAACAGGTGTTGGCTCCGTCAACATCGACACGCCCATGATCAAGTCGGCTTTGCAGTATACACAGCAGGGTGTGCCAACGGCTATGCCGTTGGGCGACTTCGAGAAGCAGGTTCGCTCTGATCCGCGCTGGCTATCCACTGACAATGCTCAGGACTCCATCATGTCGAACGCCCACCGTGTCCTCGTCGATATGGGCTTCGCTTATTAAGGTGTTTACATGACAGAGATGCCAGTCGGAAGTTTCATACCGTATCCGGCCGATTCTGTTGGTGCCCTCAACGGGGGTAGTGCCGATGTTCTCCAGTACGACGCCAACAGGCGCAGCTACTCAGCCCGTCCAGGGACTCCCACAAGCACATCGCAGGGCTCAGGCAACACGCTTCTGGACGAGCTCACCGGAATGCCTGGGCAGGAACGCGACGCCTATGCGGCGCTCAAGACTCTCTTCGACTCCTATGGCCTCGGCACGCTGGCACCGACGATCCTCACGTATCTCCAGAACGGTTTCGGCTCCGACACCATCACGGTGTTGCTCCAGCAGACCCCAGAATACAAGGCTCGTTTCGCAGGCAACGCCACCAGGACTTCACAGGGTCTTCAGGTTCTCACGCCGGCCGAATACCTTTCCACGGAAGCCTCCTACAAGCAGTTGCTGCGAGCCTCCGGCATCGATCCGTCCTTCAACACGCCTTCGCAGTTCGCCGATTGGATCGGTAGTGATGTCTCTCCCAATGAGCTCCAGGAACGCGTCAACATGGCTGTACAGGCCACTACGCAGGCACCGCCTGCGCTCACGCAGTATCTGGGCACCTTGGGCATCCACACGGGAGACCTGGCCGGCTACTTCCTTAACGACAAGAACCCGACACCGCAGCTCCAGCTGAAGCTGAATCAGGCACAGATTGGTGCGGCTGCATTGCAGAACAATCTGGATATCGCGCCTTCGAGCGCGGAGCGCTACGCACAGCAGGGTGTCTCCTACAGCCAGGCGCAGAGCGCCTACCAGAGGATTGCCGACATCCTTCCGACCGCACAGGGTCTGTCGCAGATCTACAAGCAGCAGGCTCCCGTCAATCAGCAGACCCTGGAATCGGAGTTCCTCGGTCAGAGCGGCCAGGCTCAGTTGGCGCGAGAGCGCCTCAGCGGTCAGGAACAGGCTGCCTTCTCTGGCACTGCCGGCGTGGGCAAGGCTTCCTTCCAGCAGCAGACGGCCGGTGGGCCGTCCTTCTAATATTGCTGCAACTCCGATGCGGTAGGACCACCCCACATTCAGTAACAGCAAAAGGCACAAGAACTACGATCACCGCAGGGTGGCCGAAGCGGAGCGTAAAGCTTGTGCTATTTCGGGTATTGGCCAGTGGCAGGCCGCCTGCTTTGGGAGCAGGATTACGAGGGTTCGATTCCTTCTATCCGGACTCTGCACGGATTAACTCAGCATCCAGTGTACGTAGAACAGTCTGAGATTTTACGGTATCCATCAGATTCCCCGGTCTGATGCGGCCTTTACAAGGGAGTATGGAATGTCCGATTGGGAAGAGAACGAGAACGACTCCGCTGGCATCAAGGCTATGCGCAAGGCGTTTAAGGCTCAGGGTGTGAAGCTTGCAGAAATGGAAGCGGCTCTGGCTAAGACGATGGAGCGTGAGAAGTCTGCCAACGTGTACGAAGCTCTTGCCGATCGTGGTCTCGATCCTAGGATTGCCAAGTTCTATCCGAAGGATGCAACTACCGATGACGCTGCGGTGGATCAGTGGGTAACAGAGAACAAGGACCTTTTTGGCAGCCGGCAGGTTGTCACACCAGAAGGTTCTAACTCGGACACCCTGACTGATGCAGAAAAGCGTGGCTATCAGATCCAGCGGGACATCGGCGCTTACGAGTCGGCCGTCCAAATGGACCTGAAGTCCAGACTTGACAAGATCCAATATGACCCTCAGAACCCTGAGAAAGCCCAGAATGAACTTTTGGCCACGCTCAAGGAGTTCGAGGGAGTCATTAACCAGTAAGGTATACACAACATGGCGAATGCCTACACCTCTACCGGGGCTGTGGCTGCGCTTGTCCAGACCGCGTATGACCGACTGGTGGAGTTCCAGCTCCGCGCACAGCCCCTTCACCGCGAGGTGGCAGACAAGCGTGCTGCACAGCAGGACAAGCCGGGTTCCTCGATTGTCTTCAGCCTCTACAACGATCTCTCCACGGCGACTAGCACGCTGACTGAGACTGTTGACCCTGACGCTGTCGCGATCGGTAACCCTTCCACCGTTTCGGTCACTCTCGCGGAATATGGCAACGCGGTCCTTCGCACCCGTCTGCTGAACCTGTTCAGCTTCTCCGACATCGACCCGGCTATTGCCAACATCGTCGCGTTCAACATGGTTGATTCCATTGACGCGGTCGTGCTGAATGTGCTGGTCGGCGGGACCAACGTCATCCGTGAAGCGGGTGGCGCTATGACAATCAACTCCGGTGCCAACTCGGCTATCACCGGTACCGACATCATGCAGTCGCGCGATGTTCGCGCGGCCGTGACCAAGCTCCGCACCAACAAGGCTCTTCCACGGAAGGGCTCGCTCTACTGGGCTGCTATTCACCCTGAGGTCTCTTACGACCTGCGCTCGGAGTCCGGCTCCATTGCCGGCTGGCGTGCTCCGCACGTCTACAGCGCTCCCGGTTCCATCTGGGCCGGCGAGATCGGTGAGTACGAGGGTGCGTTCTTCGTCGAGACTCCGCGTGCCTTCAATGACACCACCGGTTCGGCCTCTACCCGCGTGTTCTACACGCTCTTCGCTGGTCAGCAGGCACTTGCCGAGGCTGTGGCGGAAGAGTTCCACGTGGTGGTCGGTCCTGTCGTCGACAAGCTGATGCGCGCACGTCCGATCGGCTGGTACGGCGTGGCCGGCTGGAGCATCTACCGTCAGGCAGCTCTGTACCAGGTTCGCACGACGAGCTCGATCCACAATACGTAAGAATGATTGAATGACCAGTATCAAGTTCTCCGCCGTATCCACGGCGTCCGCAGCCACCTCTATGACAGTCTCGCTTGGCGGAACCCCGGCAGTGGGGGACTTGGTGCTGGTCTTCATCGGTGTAGACAACGAGATCATCACTCGCCAGCCCAACTACACCACCGAATTCGGGCAGACGCCCAATCCCTGGTTCAAGATGGAATCCGCCAGGAGTCCCGATTCGGCCACCATGAGCACGTGGTATCACACCTGGAACGCCTCCGACAGCGGAGGCTCAGTCGCCTTCACATTCATTCCTGCTCCGACCTTGGGCATCGGCGACAAGGATCTTCCCAGCGCCAACGCTGTCGCGGTGGCAGTCGTCTTGGACGGCGCGAGCCTCTCGGCTCAGCTGGAACACAACATCTACGCCCTGGCACAGGACAGCGCCAACACCATTAAGGCTTCCCCACTGAAGATGGCCGGCAGCATGTCTTTTCACGGTGTCTTCGCAAACGGCTCCACAGCCTCTGTAACGGACTCTGACGGCTTCGCCAGCCTGGTTGCCCAGACGACTCTTGCGAGCCCCGCAGGGATGACGATAGCGGTGTTCTCAAGGGCTTCCAATCCGGCGCGATACGCGCCGACGTTCACACTGTCTTCCGGACGTACCTCGCTGATGGTGCAAGCGGCTTCCGTGTCGGATTCAGGCCTGCTCGTCTACAACCCTCCGTACATCGAAGAGGGGCCCATGTCCGACAATCGTCTGATGGCTCGTTACAGGATCAACAGGTTTTTCACGGTCCTCAACAACAGCGGTGTGTTCGTGGCCAGGCGCTATCTATCGACGGATGACGTGGCGGCAGCCACGCAGGTCTTCACCAACAACCAGGCGATCAGCCTGACGGACCGCACCAACATTCTCAATGCCGGCGTCGGTGGCGATTTCCAGGCTTTGTTTTAGGAGCTGCTATGGCACAGGGTAAGAAGACCAACAAGAGCCCGGTCAAGGCGGTCAAGCGTCTGGCGGTCGTGAAGAAGGGCGTTCCGAAGCCGAAGGCTGCGAAGCAGCCTGCCAAGTCCACCAGGCCGCCCACACAGGGCGCTAAGCCCAAGAGCACCGGCGATCAGAACCGGCCCGGTCCACTCGGTCCGAAGAACGGCAGTGGATCTATTCCATATCAGGGGCCAGGCCCCATGGGTCAAGGAGTCTACTAAAGATGAGCGGTAAGGCTGGGACCGTCAGGTTCGGCATGAATCCGGATGAGCACCCCGGACACACTTCTGAAAACGGTGTGAATACTCTGCTCACTCCCATGGACGGTCCTTGGACCGAAATCCACTTTGCCTACAACCCTGGCCAGAAGTCACGGGAGATGGGCAGCACCCGCGGTGCTGACCCCGGCAAGGATTACGTCAAGGACCGCCGCGAGCCGGCCTACATGAGCAACCACGACGGCTACACCGGTGGCGATCTCCACCTGATGAACCTGGACGAGCGCAAGGTGCTGAGCAACACCATCTACTCGGTCGGCTGCGAGTTCTCTGAGAACTCGCCCAACGGCTATGCCCCGCACGTGACCTCTGGCGCTTTCGACTAATGGCGTGTTCTAGCGGATGTCCTACAAAGAACTGCGCTTCCTACGGTGCCTGTCTGAGGGGGAAACGCCAAATGGTTGGGTATTGCCGGTCTGCTTACGGCGCGGATGCCTCCCGACAGAAGTTGTGGGATCGGGAACTGGACCTCTACAAGACTGCCCGCGATGCGGGCATCCAGCCGGACGGCACCGGTATGAACAAGATCCAGTTCGCCATGGACCAATCCGAGAAGCACGGCATGCGCTACGGCACTGACTTCGATGTCGCTCCGGACGGCAAGGGCGGATTCGATGCTGTCTCCCACGACATGGTCAAGGCGGTAACCGCCGAGATCGACAAAACCAATGATATGCAAGTGATCAGGGAGACAGCCCGTGGCTAGCAACAGCTCAGCCTCCATTACGGAAAATCAGACTTTCACCACCGGCGTGGTGTCCCTCGTTGTGGGCGTCCTCAATCCGGCCAACTCTCCCCAGACTGTCTGGGACTGTGGCGTCGGAATGACTTATGCCATGGTCACGACCGTGGTCACTGGGGCGCCGGCCTCTTTCACCATCCTTCTGGAAGGCACCTATGACGGTGCCACCTGGACAACCCTGGCAACAACCACACTGGTCGCCGGTGAAACGCAGTTCTCTACCGGTCTGGTTCCTTTCACCAACCTCCGTGCTCGCTGTACTGCTGTCTCCGGCGGTACCGCACCGACTGTCAACGTCTACGCCACGGCGAGCCAGTATCCGATTGTTTCTACGGGTGGTGGAACAGCGCCCGCCACGACCGTCAACCAGGGAACCTCCAACACAGCCCTGACTCCCGGCTGGCGAGTCGCCGAAGGCTCAGTCAACCCGATCCAGAGCCTTACCAACGCTACGACCACGGTTACCGGGACTGTTGCTGATTTCGGTGCAGCCTGCCAGTCGGCCATCTTTCAGGTGGTCGCGGGTGCCGGCGTGAGCGCCGGCGCAGTCACGTTCTTCGGTTCAGTCGACAACATCACTTTTGTGGCACTCACCACAGCCTCCATCTATGCAGGACCGGCCGCTCTGACCGTTACGTCGGGTGTTCTCTCTGCCACTGCTCCAGGATCTGCCCTGGTAAGTCCGGCCGCCGCTGGCAACAACCTTGCCGCAATTCGGTACTGGCGCGCGGACGTTACTACAAACTTTGTGGGCGGAAACGTCAACGTGAAGGTGAGCGGATTCTAAATGGCCAACCCTATTGGCGGATCTACGGATTCGGACAACGGCACAATCACAGTTCCTTACGCGGCCGGTATTGTCAACGGAATGGTGTCACTTTCGGCTGCGCTCACAGGTCTCATCGGTGATTCCAGTAAGACTGCCAAGCCTTACGTCTCCATTTCGAATGACAACTCTCTGGCGGACGGGACCATTGTGGCTCAGTTGGCACTGGCTACGCCAGCTATCGGACTCCTTGCTCTCCTCGGATCTAACTCTACTTCCACCACGGACCACGAAGTCCATCTGAATCCGAAGGGCACCGGAACGACCACGCTGACCCTGCATTTCAATGGAGCCACTTCAGCGGTGGCTGTCTTCACCGGAGGCTAATAGATGCCGCAGCTCCAAGACCTCGTCAACCGCGTCAAGCAGCTTGTTCAGGGCTTCTCGCAGAATCAGCAGCAGTGGGCTTACCTGACCGCACCCATCCTCACCACGGACACCACGCTGACTGTGAATGACGCCACGCAGATTTCGCGCGGTGTTGCCGAGATCGGGAACAGCGAGCTCATTCTCATCAAGAGCGTCAATCAGACGCTCAACACCATTACGGTAGATCCTTTCGCCCGAGGTTGGCAGAACACCACTCCCGTTGCCTGGGGTGCCAATACGCGCATCGAGAACAACGTCACCTGGCCGAACGTCTGGATCAAGCAGGCCATTAACGACGCCATACGCTCTGTCTATCCGGATCTGTGGGCAGTCAACACCACTTCCTTCCCGAAGATCTCGGTGGTTTACGAATACCCGCTGCCTACGGATGCCGAAGAAGTCATTAGTGTCCAGAACCAGCTGATCGGACCTTCGCACGTCTGGCCTTTCTGCCGTAGCTGGCGCTTCGTTGGACAGGGAAGTCCTACAGACTTCCCCACTGGAAAGTCGCTGTTCCTCTCCGACGATATCGTTCCTGGCCGGCAGATCTTCGTGACCTACCAGAAGGAACCAACAGAACTCGTCAACGACACTGATGATTTTGCTGGCGTCACCGGACTTCCGGCAACCTCTCAGGATGTCATCGTCTATTCGGCCTGTATGAAGCTGGTAGTGCAGTTCGAGGCGTCACGCCTCGCCATCAGTTCCGTCGAAGCCTCCGAGCGCGCGCAGTATGTTCAGCCTGGCAGTGCCTCAAGGATCTCCAGCTACTTCGGCACGCTCTACAAGGACCGCCTTGAGCAGGAAGCACGCAAGCTGAGGGATCGCTACCCGCGTCCTTCGCACTATGATTTCTAGGGTGTGACATGCCAACTGGGCAAAACTACGCGACAAATGTTCCACAGACTACGCTTGTCTCCGGCATCAATGCCTCCGCCACGGCTATTCAGGTGCAGAGCGCATCAGGCTGGCCGGCAGTGCCATTCACGGCCGTGTTCGAAATTGGCACGTCTCTTCAGGAGCCTGTGGACGTCACTGCCGTAGCCGGTGTGAACTGGACTGTCACACGCAATATTGATGGCACCGTGGGTTTTGCCCACGGTATCGGAGCCACCGTAACGCATGCCGACATCGGCAGGGACTTCCGCGAAGCTCGAAGCCACATTGACGCAAGCACCAACGTTCATGGCCTCACCGGCGGAGCCGCTGTTGTCGGTGACATCCAGACTCAGACGTTGACCAACAAGACCCTGACCGCTCCGACCATTACGGGCACTGTCCCTGGTGGTGCAACCTACACCACACCTAAGATCGATCGCCCTGTTATCGGTTCTACAGCGCCTGGCAGCCCCACAGGCACAGATCTGGCTATGTCGTCCAATGCCGGTGTTCTGCAACTCCGTGACGCTGCCGGAACTTCTTTTCAGGTCACTCCGCCTGCGACGTCAGCTTTCACCAACAGCCTGTTCGGTTGGACGTACGATACGGTTTCTGCGGCAAACTCTATTACACTGGCCGCGGGCTTCATCGGATATTCCAAGATTACCTTGCCGGTTCTCACCGTGCCGTCCAAGATTTTCATGTTCGTGGGCGTTGCTGGGGCTACACTGACCGCAGGTCAGTGTTTTGCGGGCATCTACAACTCGGCCGGTACCCGTGTGGCAGTCACCAACGACCAGTCTGGCACCTGGAACTCTATCGGAGCCAAGAGCATGGCTTTGGTGGCCAACCCGACCTTGGAGCCGGGAGACTACTACGTTGCTTGGGTTTCGAACGGCACGACCCCGCCACAGTTTGCTGGGCTCACCTCGGGTGTTTCTGGGCAGCTGATAAGCATCAACACTGTCGCGCCTTTCCGAAACAGCACCAGTGCGGCCGGCGGTAATACGTCGCTTCCTTCCAGCGTCACGCTGGGCACAAACAACCTCGGCGCTGCCATAACCTGGGCCGGTCTTGGCTAATTTGGAGTTCTTGTGTCTCTGACGCTGTTCCAGCAGAACGCCAATGGAATCAACCAGCCGTCGCCAGCTGGCCTGTCCCCAATACCTGGGCCGTTTTCCAGCACCTACACACGCGTAGATATCAGCTACGACTATGCTATCGGTGGCATTCCTTTCCTGGCCGGCGAGAGCGGGCGAGGAACCTACTTCCGCAGAATCTACGAGCGTTCGTTTGCACAGATCCGCAAGGATCAGTTCGACAACCAGCAGGTGCCGGGAGAGCAGTCCATCTACGGCTGGTGGTTGCGCTCTCAGAGCGCATTCGGTCAGGGTGCCGGCGTTCAGTTCCTCGACACGACCACAGACAGCACACTGAGCCAGCGCTATTACTACTCTGAAGGTCTGGACACGCTGGGGACTCCCGGTCAGGTCTCGCTGTTGCAGGCATCCAAGAGCATCGCCACTGGCCTCACCGGTCCGACCAAGGTTCGCGGTGTGCAGATCGCCGGTGTTGATAGCATTCTCGTTCTGGACACAGGTGCTCGGACGCTGAAGTCCTACAACTCTTCGGGCACGCTCACCAACACCTACACGATGCCGGCTGGTATGACCGGCATGGCCAACACCTTCACGGACGACGGCACCAACTACTACTTCGTGGACAAGACTGGGATTTATCGTGGCGTCATCAGCACTCCCGGTGTCGCTGCAACAGTCCTCTGGAACAACACTCCGGCTACTCAGAGCGCTGTGGTCTCATGGGTCAAGGGTCGCCTTGTGGCAACACTCAACAACAGTGTCTACGAGTTGGTAGGCGGTGCTCCGCCGGTTCTTCCGACAGCCAAGTTCACACACCAGAACGCCTCTTACACCTTCACGGACATCAGCGAGATTCCGACAGCCATCGTGACTTCCGGAAGTGCCGGCGGGGCGATCAGTCAGATACACAGGTTCACACTGGACAGCGGCGGCGCAATGCCGACGCTGACTTCAGGCATCGTCACGGCGACGATGCCGACCGGTGAGAAGATATTGAGCATGTACGCCTACATCGGCGCATTCGTGGGGATCGGCACCAACAAGGGTTTCAGGGTCGCGCAGGTCAACATCAACGGCGATCTGGTCTATGGTCCGCTCATCGTTCAGGATCCCACTGCTGTGGGAGTTCAGGCCATCAACGGCTATGACCGGTTCCTGTTCATCGGCAATCAGGGCAACAAGCTCATCCCGCAGCAGGGCTGGACTCAGCCGGCAGACATCACTTCGGTGGACATGCTGGTTCGCGTCGATCTGAGTCAGCTGACCTCCACCAACAGCCAGCCCTATGCCAACGATCTCATGACGACTGGTCTAGACGGCTCGATCAACTCCATCGCGAATGTGGGAACCTCCGGTTCCCTGGCCGGCTCCATGGCTTTCGCCACGGCCACCACAGTGTGGATGACTGATCTTGCCAACAAGCAGACGACCGGCTTCCTTTACACGCCGAAGATCCGCTACAACACCCTTGAGCCTAAGCACTTCAAGTACATCTACATGCGCTTTCAGACAATCACTGACGGATCTATGGATGTGTTCGGACAAAATCCGAGCATGAACCTGACGTCGATTGCCTCAGGGCAATCGGGATCTTCCATCAGCTCAAGCACCACGCCATTCTTCATCAGCGATGTCGGCAATGCTCAGGAGTGGATGCAATTCAAGTTCATCCTGCATCGGGGAACGGTCAGCACCAACGCCAGCCCCGTTTGGAACGGCTATCAGCTTCGTGGGCTTCCTGGCGTTTCACGCCAGATCCTCATACAGATTCCGCTGATCTGCCACGATCGTGAGGTAGACCGCTACGGTAACCCTTCCGGCACCGATGGCTATGCTTTCGCCCGGCTGAAACAGCTGGAGGCCTTGACGTCTTCCGGCAACCTCGTGCTCTTCCAGGATCTCAACTATGGTGACGCCAACCTGGTCATTGTGGACGACTACAAGTTTGAACAGCAGTCACCGGAACTCGCCAAGACTGGAACCGGTGGCGGCGCAGACTCCGATGCTCATGGCGGTTACATCATTCTCGTGTGCCGTGTCGTTGCTTAAATAGGGGGCCCGTGCACACCAAGGATCTCATCGACATCGCGGCTTACGCGTGTGCACTGGCTGCGGCCATCACTGTCGGCAGAAACAATCTGAAGAAGCAGACCATCGCCGATCAGGCAGCTTTCATCACAGCCTTAGAGAAGAAGGTTCTCCTCCTTGAGCGTCAGAACGAAGAGCAGGGCAAGCGTATCAGCTGCTTGGAGGGAAAACTCAATGGAGACGCCGGCCTGGTGGAAGGAAGACCTGTGGCCCATGGCCACGGGACCGGCAGTGGATACAGTGCAGCTCTTGCTCCGCCTACCTCGCACAGGAGTCATCGATGAACCCACCGTACGCGCAGTCAGAGGATTCCAACAGCTCTTTGACATCAGGCCCTCGGGCGTGGTTGACGCAATCACAGCGGGAGCACTCGGCGAACTTCATTGGCTCCGAGACGAATCGAAAGATGGCAGACGTTATTCGGGATCGGGAACAGATTGGGTCCGATGGGATAGTCCGGGAGCGCCCCGCAGTTTCGCTCAGCTACGGCCAGGCTTTGGACCTGTTGGGGATGAGTGATCGGTGACGGTATTCTTTCCTGATCTGTCCAACTGGAACTCCTCGGTTGGGCTACAGCCCAACACGGTAGCGGTTATCGCCAAGGCGACCGAGGGAATCTACTACCGCGATCAGTCATTCTTCCGGTTCAAGGACGAGGCTGCCCGTCAGGGCAGTATCTTCAGCGGCTACCACTTCCTGATACAGGGATCCGATCCGGCAGCACAGGCTGATGCCTACCACGTGTTCGCCGGTGATGTCCCCTGCATGTTGGACGTGGAGACTGAGGGCAAATCGAAGCCTTCCGTGGCAGACTGTCTGACCTTCATCGAGCGCCTCAAGGCGCTCGGAGGGCGATGCTGGGGCGTTTACATCCCCAAGTGGTACTGGGAACAGGTCGGGGGAGATCTAGGCCTTCTGGAAGCCTCTGGTGCCGTTGTGGTGTCGAGCCTCTATACGACCTACAGCGACAGCGGGGCCGGCTGGGATGGCTATGGCGGGGCAACACCCCGCGTCTGGCAGTACACGAACGCCCAGAGCTACGGCGGAACCGGCTGCGACTTCAACGCCTTCCAGGGCACAGCTGACGAACTAAAGTCATTGATATACGGAGAGCCTTCCATGGACCTGTCAACACCGATCACCTTCTCACCGAATGTGCTCAAGGAATTCCCTGAGCTCGCGGCTCAGGGCTTCGGCGGTTCCGCCCCACTGGGCACGGTCCTCGGTTGGATGGCTGCCCGTATCGCACATCTCGTGGCGGAAGTGGAGCTGGCGAAGGCTCAGACCGGTGGTGTCGATGCTCAGGCTGTTGCCAATGCCGTCCTGGCTGAGCTCAAGGCGAAGCTGTGAACCTCAAGCCCACCCGCCATGACATCGAGACAATTCTCATCGTGTTCGTCGCGGCCATGTGTTCCGCCCTATCGCAGTCAGCATCATTCGACACGGCTGCACTCTTCTCGGCAGTGAGCGCTGGGCTCACTGCGGTCGCCCACAAGTTTCTCACGAAGGAATAGCCGTGGCAGGTATCTCTGATCTTGACAATCCGCAGGCCTCGAAGGCGGTTACCGCTGCCTACACTATGGCCAACTACGACACGGCAGTCATCGCAACTGCTGGTGCTGCTTACGCAGTCACACTGCCGGCCCTGGCCAACGTGCCCAACGGGCACCTCGTTCTCGTCGCCAAAGATGGCGGCGCGAACGCCATCACGGTTACCCGTGCCGGCTCGGACACGATCAACAACATCGCGGCCAACTTCTCCCTGGCATCGGGTGGCACTAACGGCCACTCGGTCACCCTCATGTCTATCTCAAGCACCTGGCTCGTTGTCGGGTCCGTCTAAACAGGAGCACCATGTCCGGCTTCGATGATGTCAACTTCACCACCACTGCGGCGACGCTCGTCGCGGCTTACACGGTCACTGCAAATGACTACGTTCTCTTCTACGACCCCACCAACGCTTATGTGATCACGCTTCCGGCAGCCTCCGCAACCCTCAAGGGTCGTCAGTACGTGTTCGTGCAGACTGTGAGCAATGCCGGCCAGATGACTCTGAAGACTGCCGGTGGCACACTCAACAACACCGCTGGCGGTACCGGTATCGCTATCACGGCGTCCAAGGTCGGCAAGTTCGATGTCTACTGCGACGGCACCAACTGGTTTGGCGGGAACAGCACCGCCGGTCTTCTGTAGGCACCACAGCCGTCATGGCCGCGTTTCCCGCGTCACGAACCAAGTTCCTGGCCTATGCCTGGCTCGGGAACATCACGCTGGCCACTGTGGTCTTCATGCTTCTGCCGAGGCCGTGGGACGTCTGTTCCATCTTCTACCTGGCAGTTGTGTCCTTCTGCGCCAAGTTCGTCTGAAACACAAACAGCCCCCTCCCTTTCGGGAGGGGGCCATTCTGCATGTCCAGATCGATCTACCGCGCCACATTTACTCGGGCTCAGTACTGGACAAGTTACGTGTCGCGAGATTTACTCTGTCACTTTACAGCTAGGATCCTTCGCGGACAGAGCGGGCGCTGTATCTGGCAGCCCTATGAATATCTCCACACGCTCTCTGGCGATCACTCCAGAACCATCTTGGACGTCCTCCCCCACCGAGTATATCCCCTGTTAGTGGGCAATGGGGGAGGACTATTTGTGTCAGCAATCCCGATCTCGGTAGGACTGCCAACACGTTGTTCTGGACGCGCTCCGGGGTGGGAGTCCTTTCGGTTGTTCACGTCCAGCACATTTTTACCGTCACCCGTTTCAGGGTGACGGCCGCAAGCCTTATGGCTTGCTCAGATCGCCGAGTTGAACGCAGCAGCCACCAGAAGCCTAGAGCCATCAGTTGACTCTACACGACGTACAGTATCTGGTGTGGTGCAGTCTGTCAGGGCTTCGGCTACGTCCGCCAAAGAGACATCTGACAAATCGTTCAGATCACTAACCACTTCTGCCGGCACCAGTTCATGATCGGTCACGTTGTTCCAGCTTCCTTAAGTACATCTCGACTGCTAGAAGCAGTCCCGCAATCTTCCGTGCAATCATGCTCTCTCCTGCGTATAGTCTGGCCAGACTGCCCCTGAAGTTTTGAAAGAGTGGCTGGGGCGTAAACTCTCGCTGCCCTGGAAGGATTTGAACCCCCGACTTCCGGCTTCGTATGCCGTTACTCTATCCAGGCTGAGTTACAGGGCATTGGCTACAGGGTGGCCACCCTGTAGCTTTTGAAAGAAAGAGCGGGAACCAGCAAATCCGCTAGCGTACGGCCTGCTGGGCGTCACCTGTCACTAGTCTTGGGTGTCCTCTCATCCCTTTCCCCGGGCCCCTCCAGTGATTTGAACACTAGTTTTCCGGTTTATCAGGCCGGCGCTTTAAACCAGATATAAGCTAAGGGGCATTGTGGCCCACCTCAACCAAGGGAAAGTCAGCTAAGGTGGGCCGGCCCTGCTGTACGAAGCACGGCAGGGAACTTATAACGTCTGAGATCAAGTCGGCGAAGGAAACAAGCTGCTCTACCTGACTGAGCTACCTCGCCGGCCTCACGGCCGGCATGGGCTGGATTTGAACCAGCGACCTGCCCTTTAACGGAGGAAGTATCCTTTGTCTGCGCACCAGACGTCAAAACATACACCAGAGATCAATTAGCTACGGAAATTGATGTTGCCGTCACATCGTCGCCCCGATGGGCTCCCGGATTCGAACCGGTTTTTCAATTTGTGTAATGGAAGTATCCGTGGCTGTCGCACCTGGTGTTTAAGCTTTTCTGTTGTCAAAGAGCGTAGCTGAGTTCAAGGCGACCACGGAGTAATAGATTTCAACCATTTGAAGTATCCGTGATCATACGCACCAGCTACATCTATGTGGTTAGGCTGACTCCGGAGTGTTGTGTGCTCCCGGGTGTATACCTTACCGCGTCCCGAGCACTCATCCGTACTACCAGCCAGTACCGCTAGTCTGAGTAGCAACCACTGTCTAGCGCTCCGCCGCCTTCTGTCCGAGCCGAGGGGGGCACGGTGTGTCCTCAGACATCCAGCGGCGGAGCTAGGCTAAGAGGTTGGATTCGAACCAACAACATACGTCCTTTGGGAACGTCGCCTCTACCAATTGGGCTACTCGAAGCATGCGCTCTCAGTCCGGTCCCACCCGGAGTCACGGTCCCCCCGTGACAGATAAATCCCTGAGAGCCTCCGAACAAGCCAGCCGGTTCAATTGCGACCTGTTCGAAGTATTTAGTTGTGCTGCTGTGAGCTGTTTCCAGCTCACGTGACGTTCTCGCAATTGCGAGAACTAGAAAGGAGAGAACCTTTCGTTGATGACTGCGGTCATCGTGAGACATCCAGTTTGGCTCTGGATCCTGAGCCATTAAATGGCTCCGTGCAACCTTACACTTTGTCCCCAGTAGACGATCAATCTACCTTCAGAGAAGCCGGTAGCGAGCCGGCGTGTCCTAGTGGCCAGGTCCAGAATCGCACTGGAGTCTCGGGCTTATGAGGCCCACGTGGGAACTTCTCCACCACCCGGCATTGCGAAGACTTGCCATGAGGATGCGGTTCACAGCTTGCCTTCGTTTCGTTCTAACCTCACCTTAGCATCTTTCGGAGAGGGTGTCAAGTCTGCCGGCCGGACTGCTTGACGTTCGTTCTGGTTCCGATACTAGCCTACCGTGTCTTCGTTGTCAAACTCTCCCGCCTTCACGCCTTCCGTGAAGGCAAGCCACTCAGGATGAGTGAAGGTCAGGAACAACCCGGTAGGATCCTTGCTGTCGCGCACTGCCACATGGTCAAAGCCTCTGAGGATTTCCACGCAGGTGCCGTTGGCGCTCGACTTCTTCGACTTTGTCCACTTGCCCAACTCCATGGCTGGAGCCTACAGGAACCTGTTGGTCGGCGCAACCTCGTCTACCATCTTCTGCCGGATGAGATCGCGGGGCGACTGAAGCAGCACCTTCGGGATGAGCACGCTCACGTGGTTGAAGTCTGCGTCGAGCTCGCCGGTCTTGGGGTTGTAGGCCATCGTGTAGACGAGGCTGTTGCCGTTCGCGCCGATCGACTGCACGTAGTAGATGAAGTTGTCCGCACGTCCGCGTGCGAGCCTGAACCAGCCGGCCTTGAACGGCTCCACGGGAGCCGGCTCCGCAGAGACCAGCTCACTCAGCTTGATGGTGCGGTTGTCCTGGAAGCCGAACTTGACCAGGGCCACATTGTCCTCAATGTGGACGATACGACCTTGCGGGCCGGAAGGGTACGTCTTGTACTTGACCTTCTGTCCGACCTTGAACTCTTCAGCCACTATTGTTCCTTCTCGTAGAGACTTCCCCAAGATCGACCACCGATCTTGGCTTCGGCCGGCATGTCTACCGGCCCGACCTTGGTGCTCATCAGCCGTTCAATGGTTCTGATCATGTCGGCTCCGCCGAAGGGATCATCAGGAATGCTGAAGACGATCTCATCATGGATGGCCAACCTCATGTACTCGATGAAGCCGGCGTCGTACAGGCGGACCATGCCCTGTGCCGTGATGTCACGGCAGCCGCTCTGAACATAGTAGTTGAGGGCCGCGTAGAGCTGGTTGGCGTCGACCGGCAGTTTCCTGCCGGTCCAGGTGGTGATGTAGCCGTGCTTGCTCGCCTCAGCCATGAGGCTGAGGGACTTGAACTTGATGCCTGGATACGTCTGCTTGATGGCGTCACGGACGGTTTTGGCCTGCTCCAGTGTCATGCCGAACTGATCCATGAGAGCCCGATTACCGCCACCGTAGAGCGTAGCGAAGTTTCCACCCTTGCCGAACTTCCGCATCTCCGCACCACGTCCGGGCCAAGCGGCTTCCGCAGTCATCAGGTGGAGGTCTCTGCCCTCGCGGAACGCTCTGATCATGGTGGCGTCGGGTGCCTTGGCCGCGATGAACCTAAGCTCCTGGTTGCTGTAGTCCACTCCCACGATACGGTGACCCGCATCGGCGACAAAGCAGTTCCGGACCATCGGGTCCCCAGAAGGAAGCGTCTGGGCAGGAATACCGGTAATGGAGAACCGCGCAGTTCTGGCCCTCAGGGTACTGGTGCTTGGATGGACACGGCACTGGCTGTCTGCATCGCTCAGAAACTTCTGGACCCACGTCTTGCGCCACTTGCCGGCCTTCTTCCCTTCGATGATCGCTTGAACCAG